TATGAATGTGAAGCGGCGCAGATCCCCCAACCAGACAGCCGCAAGGTTGACTGGAACGACCTGCACCAGCGCTGGGCTTTCATTGATGACGAAATCCAGCGTGCTGAGCAGGTCGAAAAGGACCTGTACACCGCCCGCTACCACGGCTCCCTGCTGATCGCTGAAAGCGCCTCAGAGAAAGGCGTGCTGATGTACGACTGGCGCGAACGCCACGAATTTCACTTCGGCTTCGACAGCCGTTTGTATTGGTTCAAGATGGACCTTGAGAAATTCAACAAGGCCATGCAAGCGCTGGAATCATCCGAACGCCACGAAGACCAACTGCTCAATGACGACCAGCGCCGTCAAAAGGCTCTGCGCCAGTGTGGTGGCGTGGTGGAAATCGCCAACTGCTACCCACAGGCACTGTACTTCCAGCGCAACGAAGTAACGGACGAGTCCTGGTACTACTTCCGCGTGGACTTTCCCCACGACAGCGGCAGCGTCAAAAACACCTTCACTGGTGGCCAGGTTGCAGCCGCCAGTGAGTTCAAAAAACGCCTACTGAGCATGGCTGCCGGCGCCGTGTTCACCGGCAGCGGCCAGCAACTCGACAAGATCATGAAGGATCAGCTCTTCGGCCTGAAAACCGTGGAGACCATCGATTTTGTTGGTTACAGCAAACAGCACAGCTGCTACGTATTCGGTGACATCGCAGTACGCAACGGCATCGTCAGCGAAGTGAACAAAGAGGACTTTTTTGAGTTCGGCAAGCTGCGCCTGAAGACACTGCAAAAGTCGATCGCCATGCACATCCAGCGCGACAACAAGGAATACCGCACCGACTGGCTGCCCATGTTGTGGCTGTGCTTTGGAGCCAAGGGCATCGTTGCCCTGGCGTTCTGGTTCGGCTCCCTGTTCGCCGAACAGATCCGCGCACAGTACAAGTCGTACCCCTTCCTAGAAGTCACGGGCGAGGCCGGCGCTGGCAAAACCACCCTGCTCACCTTCCTGTGGAAGCTACTGGGCCGCGAACACGAAGGTTTCGACCCGTCGAAATCCACCCGTGCCGGCCGCCAGCGGGCCATGGGGCAGGTTTCCAACATGCCGGTGGTGCTGATCGAGGGCGACCGCAACGAGCCGGACAAGGCACACGCCAAAGGCTTCGACTGGGATGAACTGAAAGACTTCTTCGGCGGCGGCACACTCGGCACCAAGGGTATGAAAACCAGCGGCAATGAGACCTATGAGCCGCCGTTTCGTGGGGCCATCGCAATCAGCCAGAACGCCGATGTAAGCGCATCTGAGGCGATTCTGACCCGGATTATCAAATCCCACTTTGCACGCCCGGAGGTGACTACCGAAAGCCGTGCAGCCGCAGACAACCTGAACCTTATCCCGGTCGAGCAGCTCAGCCATTTCCTGCTGATGGCGGTGCGCTCCGAAGCCCAGATCATGACGAAGTTTGCGGAGCGCGTGTTGGTGCATGAACAGCACCTGCGCAAGCTCAAGGAAATCCGTGTTGAGCGAATCATCAAGAACCACAGCCAGCTCATGGCCCTGGTCGACTGCCTGTGCCTGATCTGCCCATTGAACGAAAACCAACGAGTAACCACTCACCAGGCTCTTACCACTATGGCCCTGGAGCGTCAGTCCGCGATTAGCGCTGACCACCCGCTGGTGGCTGAGTTCTGGGAAGTCTACGAGTACCTGGAAAGCCTGGGCGAAGGCCCGCAGGTCAACCACAGCACAGATCCCAAGCTGATCGCCATCAACCTCAATGAATTCGCCGAGCTGGCCAGCATGCACCGCCAGAACCTGACCGACCTCAAGACCCTACGCTCCCTTCTGACCGAGAGCCGTAGCCGCAAGTTGCTGGAAACCAACAAGGCAACGTACAGCGCGGTGCGCGCCTCGCAGAGTGCAGGCAACGCGATGTTCAACAAACCGTTAACCGTGCGCTGCTGGGTGTTCCAGAGCGCGTGAATCGCAATAACCACAGGAGTAACACCATGCAGATCCAAGTCATCAGCGGCGAAGCGGCCACAGGAAAAACTAGGAAATTACGAGCTATTGAGGCAGCGCTTTTGGGCGCTGGAAAAGAGGCCAGCATCATCCATGCGGAATCGTATGCGGCAGAAGGACTACTTCGAATTATGGAAGTTCGGGTTCACAAGGGCCAGCGGACGCTGATGGTTGACGACTGCACCCGCCAACAGATCGATGCGGTTCTGGAATGGCAATCAACCGTGGAAGACGACGAGCAATACAACGACCTGATTGTTCACCTGGTCCGAAAAGTCAGCTGATCTATCGCGCCATAAACAGAAAGTGGTGTCGAGGAGTTGGCGCTCCCCGACACCGACCACTACCCAGGAGCAGCACCATGCAAGCACAACACCAAAGCAGCAGCGTTACAGAGGCTAGCACGAACACACTCAAAGCCGGCGATAAGGTCAGCTACGTGACGATCAAGGCCGAGGGCCGTGGCTATAGCCTCAGCGCTCGTACAGGCGTGATTACCGAAATTGAAGGCGAGATTGCGACCGTCCGCGCGGGCAATGGCCGCAGCATCACCCTCCCCCTCAACAAGTTGACACCTGAAGGGCAACCCAATGCCCTCACTCGCGCACTGATGGGGGGGCAATGATGATGACCGAGTACTTCAACAAGACCACGGCTTCAGCAGAGGGCGTCCGCGATGACACATAAGTGCTACCGCCGCGATCCGTCCGTGCGCGACATCACCGATCTGGTGAGCGATGAGCAAATGCAAGCCCGTTTCCAAGGCACCAACTTCGGGCACACAGACTTCCGCGGGCTTCTGGCCCAGGGCTGCATTAAAGCGTTGGCCGGTTGGCACCAGGGCCACACGCTGACAACGATTCTCGACGAGTTGCGCCTGATCAGTTGGAACAAGCAGACCAGCAAGATCAAGATCACCGCCAAAGGTCGCCACTACATTTGGCTTGCCTTCAAAAACCGTCCGGGGGTGTAACCATGAACAATGGTAGATCCTTCCCTTGGAACCTCGACCTAACCGGCATCTGCGACCAGTGCGATAGATCCCGTGCCCACGGCAACCACCAGAAGTGCAGCAAATTGCGCCAGGCTGCCAACGCCAAGCGACGCGCCGAGGAGGCTCAAGCCGGGGTCACACCGACACCTAGAAAAAGTGCCGGCCTGTTCTGGTTACTTCGTCAGCAGTGATCGGCAACACTAAACCAAACCGCAATACACAAAGGCCCGGCGACGGGCCTTTTTTCTTCCAGCACGCTGGATCTTTCAATACATCGCGTGGGGACGCAAATGGCAGATGGCGTAGAGGCCCGTGGCAATTCGGTACGGGTCTATTTCCGTTTCAATGGCGAGCTATGCCGGGAGCTTGTACCCGGTGGCAACACACCGGCCAACCGGGAGCATGCAAAGCGCCTGGTGACGGTTATCGAGTACGAAATACATACGGGCACCTTCGATTACCGCCGGCACTTTCCAGAGTCGAGCAAATTGGTCGAAAGCACATTCGGGCATTACTTGGACCTTTGGCTGACAATCAAGAGCAACAGCGTCGCCGCGACGTCTTTTCGAGGATACAAGAACAAGGCCGAGGTCCATGTGCGGCCGCGCTGGGGTGACATTCAGATCGAGTTGATCGACCACCTGGACCTGCAAGAGTGGATCCAGGGACCTCTTTCGAAAAGGCTCAAGAACAAAACCATTCGCGACATCATCAGCAATGTCCGTCAGGTGTTCCGGCTCTACCGCACCCGCAAAAAGGTCGCTCATGACCCTACTGAGGGGCTGTTCGTTCGTCTTCCCGATCCCGAAGCCCCCGACCCGTTCACCCGGGCGGAAATTAAGCAGATCCTCGAAACGCCGACGCAGCGCACTCAGGAGCTGCTGATGGTGCAGTTCATGATTTGGGCAGGGCCGCGAGTTTCCGAGACCATTGCGTTGGCCTGGGAAGACGTCGACTTAAAGCTGGGAACCGTGACCTTCCGCCGATCAAAGGTACGCGGAGCCTACCGCGTGACAAAAACGCGACGCTCAACTCGTAGGGTGCGCCTGTTGGAGCCCGCGTGGGACGCGCTGCGAAAGCTGGACGCGATCAACCAGCACAAGCGAGTGGAAACGGTCGACATCGTCGAGCGGGACAACAAGACAATCCGCAAGCACAAGCTGCACTTCGTTTTCCTGAACACCAAGAGCGGCCTGCCCCACGTCAGCGACTTTGTCGTGAGGGACAGGTTCTTCAAAGCTCATTTGAATGCAGCCGGCGTGCGCTATCGCGGGCCTGGCCAGTGCCGACATACCTACGCCAGCCAGCTGCTGACCACCGGCGTCGCTTCAGTTGACTGGATCGCCGAGCAGATGGGCCACACCAGCGCAAACATGATTCGGCAGCACTATGGCACCTGGATCAACGAAGACGGCCCGGATGTCATCGGCATCCTGCAGCACGCACTGAATCTGTAGCCACCAGGTGGTGCTGAAACTCCCCTAAATCGGGGCAGAACGCGGACAGAACAGCAGCCCGTATTCCCATGGATGTTCCCATATGGGCCTTTTTTGACCCTCTGAAAACACAAAACCCCTGAAAACTTTAACGTTTTCAGGGGTTTAGTCGCTTCAAATTTGGCGGTGAAGGAGAGATTCGAACTCTCGATACAGTTTCCTGTATACACACTTTCCAGGCGTGCTCCT